ATTGGCCGCGGCCAACCCAACAAAACAAGCCGCTAAAGTATTTGAAAGCTACTTTGGCAATACCGTCAAATTTGACCAGATAACCCCGCCGCAAGCCCGTGGCATGCTCAAGCGTGTTCGTAGCATGATAGCCGAACATCGTCGGACTCCAGAATTCCACAGCAGTGAGCAAAATCCTGCTTATTTAAAGTTGGTGGTCATGGAGCAAGCTCTAGCTACACAAGCCATGGCACCTGCCACAGCGTCAGTGGATCCGCGAAAAGCAGCCGCCTTGCAAAGTGCTCAAGTGGCCCAGGCCAAACGCAACAAACAAGATCAAATCCGTGACATTGAAAAACAAGTCACCGATCTCAACAAACAAAAAGCTGATCTACAACGTGGCATGAACATGCCTACCATGGAAGGTCGTAGAAGTCTTCGTCAACGACTCAAAGAAGCGTCGGAAGTGCAACAGGCACAGGTTGTGTTGGCCAGTCAAGACATGGTTGATCAAGTGCAGAAAATGAGCGAACAAATTTCAGCCATGCAGTTCAAAGACCTGCCAGCCTTGGTAGATCAGATCAAGAACGAAGTTGGCACAGATCAGGCCATGCAGTTCAACACCGATGCCACAGCCGCTCTGGCAGGCCTCCTGCAGAACTTACAAGGCGCCAAGACACAGTTAGAAGCCGCCTTGGGTGTGGTCACAGGACAAGCCCCTACCATTCCTGGTGCCGACATGACAGCTGGTGCCAACTTGGGTGCAGAGATGCCAGCTGAATTACCCGCTCCAGGCGAAGAAATCTCAGTAACAGACACTGAAATTGAAGAACCTGGCACAGAAACTCTAGGTACATCATTGGGCCGTGCTCGTAGATAATGTTGATCCGTGAGTTTGCAGGAAACCGACCTGATACATCAAAACTTGCAGCCTTGAGCAAGTTCCTGTCAGGGCGTGCTGAGGATGAATCAGCACGCAAACAGATCAGTCAAGACGCTTTCATTCAAGCTGCCAAAAGTTTAGGAGTTAACGTTACTCCAGACAATCTAGGTGATCTTATCAGCCAGGAACCTCTCAGCAACATCCTGGAGCCACTTGAACCTAATTCTGGTGTGGTTAGATTCAAAGGTAACACTGAAGCCGCTACCGGAATGAGTGTTGACCAGGCTCGAGCCGTGGTCGATGCCAATGCCAAGCAGGCCATGAAACGGCGGATGTAAATCAGTTGTTGGTTGTGTTAACAATTCCAGATGTGTTATAATAAGTTATATGATAAAGTATACACTCATATCCAGACCCCCCGGCAGTATTCCTGATTATGAATATCTGGCAAAACAATGTTTGGAAAATGTAAACGTTCCTGGGGAATGTTATACCTTTCATTATGATCCCTGGGGAGTCACCACCGGAATACCTATTGAACAAGAACTAAGCAGTTATAAATTTACTACCGATGTGGTATATTTTGTAGTTTTTGACGGAATTAGTGGTTTAAATGAATTTGATTGGTATTCTTGGAAACCCGGACAACCTTATGAGGGATTGTCATTTCTGGAAAGTTTGTGCGCTCAGTATCCTGATACAAAATTCATAATTTTTACTTCTATATATGGATTGTCTAAACTTTGTTTGCAACCTAACATGTATTTCATTGATCTTCCTCCAGGATTTGCAAATAATCATTATGAACTAGAAATCAGCAACCATAAAAATTTTGAGTCTGAAAAACCCTGCATCTACTTGAATAGAGGGCCAAGTTTTATGCGTTTGACTGCACTGAGCTACATGCTGGCCAAGAATTTAGATAAATTCTGCCATGTGACTGTTAGCAACAAGATACAAGAAGTTGCAGAAAAAGCCAAACATTTTTATCATCATGTGACCTTTCAGATGACTCCCGATGAAAGAAAATTTCTAGACATAGGTTGGCAGAAAATCATACACTGGCCAGACATAAACAAGGAGATTCAAGATTTTTATTTCACCCAAAATCGATACAATGATAATGTAGGTAATTGGAACACTCACCTATTAAAAAAATATCAACATAGTTTTTTGGAAATTATAGCATCTACTAGCTTCAATGATCCCATTAATTCATTCAGCGAAAAAAATTGTCATCAATTCTACAGCAGGAATTTTCCACTTACTTTAACCAGCAAAGGAGGTGTTAAATACCTAGAAGACATAGGTTTCGACATGTTTGCGGATGTGTTGGATCACTCATATGACAGCATAGAAGATCCATACCTAAGACTCAAGGCAGTGTTTGATCTTAATCAAGACTTGCTGATGGACCCAGATTTGATTAAATCTTTATGGAAAAAACACGAACATAGGTTTAATCATAACATAGCTCAAATACCTGTTATATTGGAGAAACTGGAACATCGCACACGTCAGCAATTTAGTGGACTTGCGAAAACTCTGGCAATCACAAATCATTAAGGAGATATATAATATATGGCTTATTCTGACAAAGTTATTGATCACTATGAGAATCCCAGAAACGTGGGCAAAATGGATACGGGCGATGTCAATGTGGGCACCGGCATGGTGGGAGCTCCGGCCTGCGGTGATGTCATGAAACTGCAAATAAGGGTAGAAGATGGGATCATACGAGATGCGAAATTCAAAACATACGGGTGTGGGTCGGCGATCGCGAGTAGCAGTCTCGTCACGGAGTGGGTCAAAGGAAAAACGCTTGAGCAGGCTGGATCAATTAAGAACAGTGACATCGCTGAAGAACTCGCGCTACCGCCAGTTAAGATCCATTGCAGTATCCTTGCGGAAGACGCTATTAAGGCGGCCATAGAAGATTATAGAAAAAAACATCCACAGTGATTACAGCAACTGACACAGCTACAAAAAAAATAGTTGAAAATTTACAACGCAGAGGGCAAGGATTGGGCATACGTCTTGGTGTGCGTACCACTGGATGCAGTGGCTTGGCCTACGTGCTAGAATATGTTGATCAAGTCACCGACGATGACATGACCTATGACATGAAAGATTTCGTCATTGTGGTTGATCCTAAGAGCTCAGTATATTTAGAAGGTTTAGAAATAGACTATGTACGTCAAGGACTAAACGAAGGTTTTGAATTTAACAACCCTTTAGAAAAAGACCGCTGTGGATGCGGAGAAAGTTTCCGGGTCTAGTTTGTTAAACTCCAAATTTGATTATCAACCCTTGAATCGGGTCACAGAAGACGGTTGCCGCCTCTACGACACACCTGGCGGCAAGTTACCCAGTGTTACTACCATACTAGATCGAACCAAGCCCGAGGAAAAGAAACAAGCTCTAAACGAGTGGAAACGCAGAGTAGGTCACGCACAAGCACAACAGATCACCACAGAAGCTGCCAATCGCGGCACAAGAATGCACACCTATCTTGAACACTATGTCAAAACCGGTGAATTGCGTGAAAAAGGATCAAATCCTTTTGGTTGGGCCAGTCATGCCATGGCCCAAACCGTGATTGAAGACGGACTTAAAAATGTGCAGGAATTCTGGGGCGTAGAAATACCTTTGTATTTTCCCAAACTGTATGCAGGAACCAGCGATGGAGCAGGCATACACATGAAAGAAGAAAGTATCTTGGATTACAAGCAAACCAACAAACCCAAACGCAGAGAGTGGATTGAAGACTATTTCCTGCAGTTAGCAGCCTATGCTCTGGCCCATAACGAAGTGTATGGCACAAACATACGCAAAGGTGTGGTCTTAATGTGCGTGAAACCACCGGTAGACGCACAAGGTCGTCCTATGGCTCGCCCTGAATATCAAGAATTCGTGCTGGAAAACGCGGATTTTGACCACTGGGTCGATGCCTGGTGGCGCAGATTAGAGCACTATTACATGCTAGCCTAAACCAGCTAAATACTGTATAGAATTCAAGGACGACTCAAGTGGCTATTGTACAAATATCTCAGATAACAAATCGCAAAGGTTTGGCAGAAAATCTTCCGCAATTGTCAGGCGCGGAACTAGGATGGAGCATAGACACACGTCAGCTCTACATAGGTAACGGCACGCTTGAAGAAGGTGCTCCAGTGATTGGCAACACAGAAATCCTGACAGAATTCAGTGATATTTTAAACTTTACCAACACATATACCTACAAAGGCGAAGCTGCCGGTTATATAGTACAAACAGGACCCACCACCGATGAGCCGGTGACTCAAAGTCTACAAAGCTGGTTGGATCAGTTTGCTACAGTAAAAGACTTTGGGGCAGTAGGTGACGGAGTAACCGATGACACCGAAGCTATCAATAGAGCCTTGTATCAACTGTATTGTAGAGAAACAAATCCACAGATCAGGCGCGGTTTGTTTTTCCCGGCTGGTGTGTATCGTGTAACCAGTGCTATCAAAATTCCTCCTTATGCAACTCTTTGGGGGGAAGGATCACAAGGATCGGTCATAGCCATGGACGACGGAATCACAGATTATGTGGCAGTCACGGCCGACAGCAATCAGGCCACAGGAGCCAACATAGGCAACGCAGGAGCCACTCCACCACAAAATATCACTATTTCAAACATGGGGTTTTTGCACAATGATGTCACTGGCAGTGTGTTCCTGATCGAGTCAGCCAACACCATGGAATTTGCCAATGTGAGTTTCACTGGTGCATCACCCATTGAACAACTTGACACAGACACCAATGGCAGTATCGGTATAAGTTTTACTGGCACAGGAGTATTGCCCATACTCCAGATAGTTTTTGACAATTGTCAATTTTATTCCTTGGTCTGGGCCATGAACAATGATTATCGGACTCAGAATGTGATTGTTCGTAATTGTTATCTAGGTAGTCTGTATCAAGGTATTGTGTTGGGCACCGGTGCTCTAGTATTAAATGGTCCTACTGGTACCAAAATCATGGGTAACATGTTTGATTTGATCTATGCCGAAGGTATAATTTTCGGCGATGTGTCGCTGAATGCTTCAGGACACAACATGTTCTACGATGTAGCCAATGGTTTTGTTGGATCTCCTCTTGCCAGTATCATCGAAATACAAGGCAACAACAATGTCAGTATCAGTGACATGTTTCAACGCAGTGATCTATTTGCTGTAACTTATCCCAGAATCAATCTGAACAACACCGTCAGCATCGCTACCGACAATGGCGCCGCCATTGAAATGGGAACCTATACCAGGAAAAGTGGTTTGGTTCAAAATCTGATCAACGATGACACACAAACTATCTTTACCATAGACTCTGACAAGATTTCGGCATTTTCGTTGAATTATACCGTTACACGTGGAACTGCCATACGCACAGGCACCTTAGTAGTATCAGCATCAACCGGTGACAGCACCGGAGATTTGAATTACAGTGATGACTATGTTCAAAACAGTGACCCCGGTTTGACGATCAATGTTTCTCAGGTATCCAATACAATCACAGTAAGCTATACTACCAATGACATTGGAATTCCTGGCACCATGCTTTATTCTATCAACTATTTGTCTTGATTTGGCCTGACACCTTTGTCGCCCGATTGACAAGCTGGAACCAATTACGGTTGGTCACCAAAGAAATTCCTTGCGAATCTGCGTTGTTTCAAATAAATCAATGGTGGTTTAGAGCACCCTGGCGACCTTACTATCTACATTGGGATGATCAAGACAACTGGCCAGATCCTTGGCAACTTTTGAACGACAACATCTATTGTGAACTTGCAAGAGGCTTGGGAATCCTGTATACTATAACTTTGTTGGACCGTGCAGACTTGGCCCCAGTAGACCTAATTTTGACAGAATCTGGATATAATTTAGTCCGCGTGTCCAAAGAAAAATATATACTTAATTGGGAATCTGATAGTATTGTAAATACCAACCTAGCAGAAAAAATCAAACGGCAGTGCCAGCAATACCAAATAATTTAGAACGAGACACATGACGCAAATTATAGTAGTAAAGAGAAGCGGACAACGCGAGCCATTGCACATTGAAAAATGGCAGGCACAGGTGGCCAAAGTTTGTCAAGGCATAGCTGACGTCAGTCAGAGCATGATAGAAATCAAAGCACAGTTGCATTTTTATGATGGCATCACTACCCAAGAAATTGATGGCATCACCTTGCGAGCCATTGTAGACTTGATTGATGTAGAGGCCAATCCTGACGTGGGCCACACCAACTATCAATATGTGGCCGGCAAACAAAGATTAAGTATGTTACGCAAAGACGTATATGGTAGCTACCAGCCTCCGCATTTGTATGAAATTGTCAAACGAAATGTAGAAGTGGGTCTTTACACTCCAGAACTGTTGCACTGGTATACTGAAGAAGATTGGAACCGCATGAACGATATCATCGATCATGACAAAGATGAGGAATACAGTTATGCAGCCATTGAACAACTTATTGAGAAGTATCTTGTACGCAATCGCGCTACGAAGGAGATCTATGAGACTCCACAAGTTAGGTATATGGTCGCG